ACCTGCTGTGTCTGAAGTGATTGCCAAAGAATATTCAACCCAATACACTCCGTCTGAACTATCTAATTCGTAGCTGTTGGTAGAAGCGTCAAAGTTTGATTTAGTGTCATATTTAACAGTGCCGTTAGTGTTAAAATCAACAACCGCATGAGCGCCATCAACGATGCCTGACTGTGTAGTTGTTAGGTCAACTTGGAAGTATTCTTTGTTAGGCTCTGTTAGTATTCCAGAAACTTCGATGTTTGTGTCTAGTTTGGCTGATGTCACACTGCCATCTGGCGGCACGATAGTTTGCAAAGCCAGACCGTTATAGACCACATAGATGTCATCAGTTGCCACCACAGAACCAGTCAGCGTTACAGTTGTGTCTGATACGCTATAAGCTGTAGTCGGCTCTTGCCGCACATTATTGATAAACAGGTCAATGCTCTCAGGTCCAGCAACAGCATGGCTCAGTGTGAGCGTGGTACCTGTAGCACCAGTCAAGTCTTGCTTGGCAGGTAGACTGCTATAAGCGTTAGTGCTTTGATTACCTACATATCCCATGTGTCACCTATGTTATTACTGGCGTACTGATTGAATCAACTACAGAAACCCAAACATCTAATGAGTTTGCTGTATCAGATTTAACAAATAATCTGTCCCCAGATTTTACTACAATCTTTGCTCCGCCATCCATAATCTGCAAAGCACCGCCAGCAGGTATAGGGGCACCCTTTACTAAATAATATTCTTGGCTTCCAGCAGAGTCGGTAGAACCAGCGCCACCTTCAGAAGTAGTGTTGTCTGTTATAAAGATATCTACAGTAATTGCGTTTGTCGCTCTGTTAGCGCAATGAATACCTACAATAGTATCCACGCTGTCGAAGTTTGCACCATCAGGAATATCTGTTGCTGCTGTGCCAACATTTCTTACTGCGTATCTGTGAAAATTCTGTGCCATCTTATAACTCCTATAAAGCGATAGCCATTGCTATTGAAAAGCCATTAGTGGCAAAGTTTGTTGTGTCTTGGACAGCATCATTCCAATTAGCACCGTCATAAACACGAAGTATGTTATTGGTTGTATTAAAGTATAAATCACCCGCATCTAACGCCTGACTATCTGAAGGGTCTTCATCGTATGGGTCTTGTGTTGGGTCAGAAGAATGTGCTCCAAGATATTTATTTTCAAATTCTTGCTGAACATATGACTCTGCTTTTTCTGCCCAATACCTTGCTGAGAAGTTAGAGCCATCAACCGTAGTGGTAGACGAATAAGAACCGCCGCCACCCAACGCCCATTGTTTAGCGGAGCCGCTAGTGTTCCCAGCTTGTGAGCCGATAGCATATTCTTTACTAGAATATTCACTTCCATCTACGCTAGACAAAGTTTCTGTTGCCCATTCTTTTGCGGCACCAGAACCAGCCGCGTCTGTTACGCCAACACCGCCTATTGCCCAAGCTTTAGAAGAATAGTTACCACCAGCTACAGCCCCGTCAACTTTGATAGACCATAGCTCTGCGGTATCCTCGAATGTGCTGGCATTTGTTTCTGATGTAGCCGCCGCCGATGCACTAGCTGCGCTTTCTGTTGCGTAGTGGAGTGCAGAATACAGGCCGCTTGTGCCACCATTAGTAGCTGTTAAGGTAAAGGGTGTGTTGTGTGCTGTTACAGCGTACTTACCCGCGTCTTCTCGGTGGTCGCTTGCAGTGTTTGCTGAAGTCCCCGCTGCCGCAGCATCTACTATTAAGTCCCATTTTGCGCTATCAGCGTTTGTCGTAAGTGGCTCAGACCCTGAAGATGTGTGGGCTGTGTTTGCCATAAAGATGTTGCTGGTGGTTGTGTCTTTAACAAGGTCACGTTGCTGATAGCTTACCCCGGCAGCCCAGCTCCCTCGATTAACGCCAAGCTCTTGCGTTACAGCTAAATCACCAGAGCTATCAAACGCGAACACTTTATTTGCTCTAGTTGCTGCGTCCGTTGTGAACTCTGTTGTCGTTATGGTGTTTGTTTTGGAAACCTTAATCGAGCGGTCTAGCTCCTCCTGGATTTCCTGCGCCATAAAGGTAAGCTTATCAAGCGCGTTTTCATGGCTTTCTGCCGGAAAGGGGTCATTCGGTGTGTAGTCAGTAGCCTGTGTCAGAGCAGTGCTTCTTACAAGGAAAACCTTTTCCGTAGCAGCGGGGATGTTTCCAACAGTAAACGTAACCGTTCCACCGCCTGCGTTGCCTACGCCTGAAACAGTGTAATGCGTTCCCTTGGTCTTAACAGTTTCAGTGCCTGTAGCAATAGTTCGGATGATAACCGTAATGTCATCATCATCGAATATCTTGAAGCCATAGGTAAAGTCGGGCGTTACCCCGTCACCGTCATAGCTATTCTTTGTAAGTGTACTGCTAACTGTCATTTTTTGCTCCTACGGAGATTATACTGCATTTAGGCTGAACATTAAAGTCATCTCACTACACCGCTCGGCGGGATGTAAAACTCCTGATTAGTGTCGTCTCTCATGCGCTTTTCCATACGCCTGAAATAACCCGGGCTTGCAAACTCCTGAAGCTCATACAAGAACAGGTGGTCCAGAGCGAGCTTGCTGTAAAACAGGTTCATGTACGGCGTATTCCGTAACATAAGGCGAACAGACTCTGCCGCTGCATCATCTCCATCACGCCACTTAGCAAACAACTTTAGTATATCACCGGCAGTTCCAAGTGAAGGACCGGCAAATGTTTCCAGTGGGGACTGACCGTATCGGTTAAACTCTCCAAAGATAAAATCACCGTAAATACCTAAACCCCCGCCTTGTGTAAATGCCCGGAGCAAAGTGCTTTTATCAATAAATGTCTCATCGTCGAACACATCCATAGGCTCTTTGCCTTTAAGTATGTCCTTCGTTGCGTTTGCTAGATACCCCATCATGGTCGTACCCACCATCATCTTAGCAATTCCAACCTTGCCACCTGAGACGTACTGACGACCAAGACCTTTTGTTACATAGGTAATTGGAAATCCTTTAAGCTGCATTATCATTCTAATAGCTTCACCGGCAACAGTTCCGCGTGGTAAACCTTGGTTCATTATGGCCCGTTCTCTTGCGCCCGGCGTAGGAATTGCTGAGTCTGCGCTGTCAGTATAGTACGAGGATATTTTAGTGCGTAGCTCCGTTCTGAACGTGGCTCGCATATTGTCTGTTATGTTAATTGTTCCTAGTTGCCTAGATATAACCGGGTCAATCGCGGCATCTGTCAGTGTGTCTATAATGTCAGTTGTCAGATACTTGTTACCGTCTGCCATTGTCATGTCTAAGTCTTTAAACAAAGGCCATTCTAGCTCTGTTATACCGTAAAGCTTTAGCAGTCTTTGTGTTGAAGCTGGGACGTTAGAAAAGTCTTTGGTCGCATAGTTCGCCAAATCAGCCGCCAGCATACGGGCCACGCCAACCTTTTGTGTGCTGTTCCACCATTGCATACCGTTTAATTTAAAGAACACTTGCTGAGCTCGAGATATTGCACCCGGTGCGCTATCGTTTGCGCTGAACCGTGCGTGTATTTCTGCGAGCTCGTTCTCAAACCCAATGTTAAGCAACAGGGCCAGCTCTTTCTGTTCCTTGCTGTTGAAGATGCGAAACGTATCGCGCATCGCCACACCGTATGACTGAAATATATTTCTATCAGTATTAGAGTTTATGAAAGCGGCCTTAGTTGCTATGTCAGAAAACGATGATATTGTAGCAAATCCAAGCTTAGACATTGCCTGAACAGCCCTGAACCCTGATGCAATCCCTGCTGCTGTGACACTTGTTCCCAAGATTGGTGTGCCGGCACCGATAGCTCGGGTCGTTCCATCCAGTTCGGCAAACTGGTTCCTTAGTACCCGTTCACTAAACTTTTCTCTTAGTTTAGGCTTGGCCTTCAATGGTTGAGTAGCATCGTCAATAAGCATATCAAACATATTCTTCGGGTTAGTTCCGAATGTTTCTAATAGCGCTATTGACTGGGCATCGTGTGACAAAGCTGAGAACACAGAGTCCCTTAATGGCTGCCTGCTATACTCGTTTGCATATGCGAATGAAGATTCCCCGTCCTTGAAGTGCAACACTCTTTCCGCGCTCATCTTCTTTGCAAGGTTTCCTGCACCTCTGTACGCAGATAGCCGGGACTCAACACCGTCTGCACCATATAATGCATCTGTCTTGCGATGGTCGCCGCTAACAAGATTGTCATATATATCACCCAAGAACTTTTCTTCGGTCATAGCTGAACCATCTCTGGCTCTCGCAGGCATGTCTTCTAGGGTCTTTTCTAAATCCAAGAGCGGCTTTATAAAGTTAATCCACTTATTCTTGTCTTCTAGCGTACCCTTGCCGCGCATCAACAATACATCATGGGCCTGCCTAACTACATAGTTTGCCAGTGTGCCGATGTTTGCGCCTGCCCTGTTCTTTCTGTCTATGCCTGTCTTTTGCATGTTTCTGATAGCCTCTGCTATCTTCCGGGCATTTGCGTCTCCGCTCGTACCGAGGCCATCAAACAGTTCTTTATATATTTGTGCATCAAGCTCACCAGACTTAAACAGCTCAAGAGTGTCGGAGCGCCTTAGGTCAGCTAAAAACACACCGGCTGTATCTCCGAGGATTGCTTTACCTTTTGCATCAACACTATACAAACCACGGCGAGCATCACCTACCATGATAGAGGAAAGAACCTTACTAGGGTTGTCTGGGTCTGAGTCCAGAGCTGTCTTTAGTGTGCCGTAAACACGGGCGTTGATTAGCGCGTTTCTTTTCTGAAGAGCTGCATTTAGCTTAGCGCCTTGGGATATATTCTGAGCTTCTTCTATAAGCTCGTTTAGCGCAGCTTCACCAACAACAGGAGTAGACCTTTTGTCTATCTTGTCCTGCACCCTAGCAAGGATGTCGTTGATTTCGTCTTTACCTAGTTGTGTACCAAACTTACTGGCAACATCTAACAGCTCTTGAGCGCAAACCTTAATACTCATGCTAACCTCTGTAATTTCTGTTCATACAAACGGCACCGGCCCGGGCAACTTCATCGTAGCCTGTCTCTGCTTTTTGTATAAGCTCATCAGCAGATTCAATATCGTCCAGTAAGTCCTGCCGTATTGTGCCACGCATTGTATCTATGTCCAACTCAAGCAACCTGTTCTCTTCTGCAACCCGGGAAAGCTCTAGCTCTTCTATGTCGCCGCCTGCCGCGTCCTGTTCAGCTAGCTTCGGCTTCATGTCTGCATCTTCGCCAAGAAGATAGTCTTTAGTTCTACCTTCCTGCATCAAGGCTTCTGACTCTTCCAAGGTAATCGACCCGCCATCGTCTACTGGCAAAGCGTCCACTTCTTCCATGTCGCCATACGGGTCCATTGTGTTCGCATCAATCTTGATTAAGTTTTCTTCTATTTCACGGAGGGCACCATCAAAGTCCTCGTTTGTCATCCCTTTGGGGTCGATGCCGTATTTTTCTGCTAAAGTGCGTAGCTCTTGGGCTTTTTCAAATGCGACTAATGCGCCCTCGTCACCCGCTCTTAGCTTTGGCGAACCACCTTCGTACTCGTCTGCAACAGCATCTATAAGGTCGTTAATACCCAAAGTGTCCGGGGCATCTGGAACCGCTTCTGGAAAAAACCCCTCTTCCCTTGCTGATGTAAGCGCTTGCTCAACGGTCAAGCCGCCTTTCTTGTATATGTTCCCTCCAAAGAAAGGCACCCGCTTTTTAAGGTCATCTGCCCCGGCGCTATTCGGGTCTATTTTATTTCCAGACTTCCGAAGAAATGATAGCAACCCTTTGGGCATAGTTGCTTTGAGTACAGACGGGATAGCGTTGCCTTTGCGCTTATACTTCGCATCTATAGGCACACCGGTTTCAAGGTCGTACAAGCGACGCGGCTGGTCAACTATCTTCTGTGTTAGTATCTGACCAGTTTCAGGGTCAACCGTTCTTTCGACGGTAGAGGCAAGCTCGCTTTCACGGGCCGCTATTCTTTCGTTAGCCCTCTGTATTATCTCAATGTCTGCTTGCCTTTCGGCTTGAGCGTGTAACTCACCGGCCCTAATCGGCTGGCCACTAAGAGCTTGTCCCGTTGCGACAGCTAACGCCTCTCTTTTAGATTTTGATTTTTCTATAGTGTCGGATATTCTACCAAACCCAGCATGAAGCCCACCACCCAGAACAGTGCCAAAGGTCACGTTCATAAAGCTGTCCATCAAGTTATAGTCGGTATCCTGCTCTAAGGTTGCTTGCCCAAGAATAAGTGGCTCTATAAGGGTTGCCTGTGCCGCTCCATCAATAGCCCCGGCGACAAACCTGCCTCCATTCTTGCCGTACTTCTGCATCATCAGTGCTGCTCGAGCAATACTTACATTCGGAAAGAAAACACCGGCAGCCACGTTTAGCGGGTCAAGCATACTCCCAGCAAGCCCAACACCAAACTGTGCAGCCATCAAACCCATGCCACCTCTCGAGCGGCTTAACGTAAGGTTTATCTCTTCTCGCCGGTCCTTGCTTTCAGCTAACAGCTCCGCAAGTCCCTCAGTAATACCGTCGTCATTGACCTCTATACCTTCGCGGAAGAACTCGCTCTCTTGGTATTCCTGCTTGGTAAGTAACTGTCCCCGGCGACCTTTGCCGGTCTGTTGCTCGAAGAAACGCCCGGCTGCACTCAAGGGATTATAGTAAAGCGTGTCCTCTAGCGTGGCTCCGAGAACATCCATAGTGCCAACCTTGGAGTTTTTAAAATACTCGTCCCTCGCAGTCGCATCAAAACTTTGTTCTGGGATATAGTAATCAACCACTAGAATATTTCCTTGCGCTCAATATCTTTCGCCGCTTCAAAGCGCTCCTTACGCTCTGTACCGAACCAGAAAGATTCGTCCCTAAGTTCGCCTGCCTCAGATGCCATCGAGAATACTTCCTCAAACTTAACCATTACAAAAGCATCTTTAGCAGAAGAAAACGGAGCTTCAGGGTCAGACTTTCTTTGAACCATATTACCTTCTTTATCTACGAGATAAACACCGCTATTGTCTGTGTTTGTTACCCAGTAACCTTCCTGCGATATTTCGTTTGCGTACACTTGTGCTGAGACAAGGTTGCCTGCTTCTGGCGGCTCAATTATGCTAGCAAGTTTTTCTGAATTTCTATTCAAAGACTTTTCTAGGATTGAGGCCATCTCATTCGCTCTGCCCTCGTACCCCTTCTTCATTCTAAATGTTTGACCGTTTACCTCGCCAAATGAAAACCGGCTACCCACTACGTTGTCCACCGCCATCTTTACAGCGTCATCAACACTAAGGCTGTCATCCGCCATCTTGTAGTACATGGCAGTGTTTGCAACAATCTTGTTCATAGAGGCAACATGAAGCATGCGAGAGTCCGTAGCGGCACGGGACATAACCCCACCGATTTGCCCACCAACGATACTAGAACCATACTCTGTATTAGTAGCTGATACCGCAGCCGTAAACTCTCTTCTCTCTTTCGCGGTAAAGGCTTCATTGTAAGACTTTACAACTTCAGGATTGTTCGCCGCATCAAGAGCAAAGTTCTTAGCGTTCTGTGGAGAACCTGTAATAAGCTGGTCAGCAAGTGAAAGAACATCTTGCTTTGCAAGGTTACGCATGACAACCTTCTTCTCGTCTTCAGTAAACTGAGCAAAAAGCTTGTTGGCAATCTCAGACTTTTCGTTGTAATCCTTTGCTCCGGCATATTCATTCTTGAAGTCAAGAACCTGCTTATTAGACAAAATACGAATATCCATAGACGCGATGCCCATGTTGGCTTGCTTCTGAATAAGCTGCCTAGTGCTTAACGTAGCCGTTTCGTCATTCTGTTCTTTTCTGTATTCACTGGTGATAAAAGCTGCTGGGTCAGAAGTTATTGCTTCAGAGCGAGCAGCCATCATTGCATCAAAGTTCTTTATAGTATTTATAGCGTTCACTCGTTCTCGAGGTGACAAACTAGGGTCGTTCTTTGCATTTACAAGCTCCGCTCTTGCTGTGGCTATTGCGCCCGGGGGTGCGTATTTCAAAGCAGAATACTCCGCGCCTGCCGCTTTAATGGAAACTAAGCTATCTTGAAATGCTTGTGCTCCTGCTTCATCACCTATTTCTGTGTATAGTTCAGAAGTGTCGGCTATTAACTTTTGGGTTGCCTCATCAGGTTGACCGTTACTGCGCTGTAGTATGTCCAAAATAGCTGTTGAGTTTGTAGATATCTCATTTTTTATTTTTGGTTCCCTAGTAGAAATTTCTGCTTGAAGCATCCGCTCTACAACATTTCTTGCAGGGAGCCCCATCGAGCCAAGCTCACCTTCGCCACGCTCGGTAGCTTCGCGTAATTCTTGTATATCGCTTAGTGTCATGTCGGGTATTTGCTTGGCAATGCTGTCTGTCATCACTCGTTCATTTTCACCAGACTGCACATCTCTGGATGTGCGTAATGACGTAGCCAATGCCTTTAGTTTGCTGTCAGGAATATTGGCAGTGGAAATGGTCATTACCTCGCCGTTACGTTCTATAGTAATGTTCTGCCCTTTTTGGGTTTGTTCTATAGCATCGTTAAACTCGTCATCACTTAAATCTGCCATAAACACTTCGCCAGAAATACGGTCAGACTCTTCACTAATAAGTATATTGCGACGTTGCGTAATTGAAGTTTGGTATGCGAGCCTTTGGCTTGCATTTAAATCCATGCCTTTTACTTGCTCAGATATTTCATCAAAGTCTGACAGTGATGTTGCAGCACTAAGGGCCACAGAAACATTTTCTAGGCCAGCAGCTTTAGCCCACGAATTTATGCTGTAGTTGGAGCTAAGACCCCTCTGTTGCATTTGATTGATTATGTCGTTTGCCCGTGACTGTAACACGGCTTGCATTTCTGGGTCAGCCGTAGAGCTGTACTGAGTCTTTAGCGTCTCCAGCTCTGCGTTTCGGGCTTGGCTTGTTAGCGTCAAGTCATTCCTAAACGCAACCTTCTTAGCGTCTACTGCCTTGGTCAGCATGGTGCGGGATATGTTCTGTTTGATAGCCGCCTTCTGGGAGCTCGTTAAATTCATGCCATCTACTTTATTAAGTAAAGGCTTCTCTACTGTGTCGCGCAAACCTGCTGCCGCTGCCTCAGTATTCGTTTCCTGTAGCCCTAAGTTATATGCTTCAGCTTCCTCAAAGGCTTGTGCTGTCATTTCGCTGGTGAGTCGGTCCGTAGTATTCTTTTTTTGCTCTTGCCCAAACTGAAAAGCAATCTGCCCAGCAGTTTCAGCAAGGCCCATCATGCCGCGACCAGCCGCAGTAAATGCGTTCATATCGGGTCTACGAGATAGCTGGCCTGCTTCTAACTGGACTGTAGTACCAAGGCCTTTTCCATATAACGGTATTTTGGGCATCTCTTATCCTAACAATGTTGCTGCGCGGGTACCGCCAGAAAGTAACGCCTGATAGCCCTGCATCTTAAAGGCACTCTGCCTAGCTCTACTTTCTATGGAGTTCAGCGCCATGTCTGCCTCCGCCTTAGTCTCAGCTATGTCTCCTGCGTACTGTATTTTCAGGGCGTCCATCTCTGTATTAAAATGTGTGTCAGCTAACGCTTGCAAAGCACTGCCGGACATCTGCACCCCAGACGCAGCCGTTGCGACCCTCTGTTGTCCTATAAGGCGCTTTGACTCTGTGCGTAGGTTAGCTTCCTGCTCTGCCTTCTGGCGTTGCAGAAGGATAAGCTCTTGCTCTGTTACTTCGTTTCGGTAATTAGTAACAGCGGCGTCTGCCTTTGCAGCGGCCTTTGAACCCTTAAGGCCCATAATGCCACTAAGAGCTGCACCACCTGCTGCTGCCATAGTTATTGGTTCTGGCATCTTAACCTCGCCAATCTGCGATAATCGCCGCCATCTGGTCCAAACTTTTCCATAAGTCCTTCATCCTTAAAACCTAGCCAGTCAGCAAACCGTAAAGCTCTAGTGTCATTCACGGATACACTGGCTTGCATCCGCCATAAGTCATTGTCGTTCATTATAGTCTCAAACAGCTTTCCTGTATATCTAGCAACTGTTTTAGGAGAACCGTAGCCATTCTTTGCCATGATTATCCAACCTTCAGCTACGCCTTCCCACAAAACATGGCATCCTGCACAAGCAAGTAACTCGTCATCCAAAAACAAACTAAGACCAAATACGCTTTCATGGTTGGCGAACATCTGCCTTGCAGATAAAGGAAAGTCGTAGTCTGTTTCAATTAGCCAAACATGCTCTTCATCAAGAGGCACTAACTTATACGTCAAATGTATTAGACCTCCGTATAATAGCCGTAATAGTCATAGGTAAAGGCTGTGTTTGCCTAACTACAACTCTGGCGTCATTGTCATACCCGGAAGGAAAGAACACTTCCTTATCACCAGAAAAACTAGGGACCGCTTCATCCATGCTCATACTACTGTCTCTGAATGGTATTCTGTCCAAGTTACTAATGTTCGGGCCTACTTCAGCACCAACAGTTTCTAAGAACCTTACAGTCACACCATGTATTCTTTTTATCTTTCCTTGAGAGATGCCATCGTCAGCCCCTGCTTCTAAGCGTAATGTCTCTAATAAAGATGTGTAACCAAACCCAATGTGAACTTTGCTTGCGCTTCTCTCTAGCGTAACTTCGCCATCAGTAACTGTTTTGTTTGGGTGCGTTGCGCCATCAGCAAGTATGTTTACCTCTTCACCTTCTAAATGATTTAGACCGCTGATGGTCGTTGTAGCTGAGCCACTATATGTTAAGCCGCTATCAACAAAAAACGCATCTTCTGTGTTGCTTCCAAAGTCTATTGTTTTCAGGTACTCGATATGCCTGACAGTGGCCCCGTTTATTGTGCGTTTTACAGAAACATATACTTGGTCTTCTGCCCCGCTTGGGATTGCAGAGACACTTTCTACAAAGCCGTTTCCACCAATGTTGTGAGTATGCCAGCCTATAGCTGCGTTTGCTCTGTCATAAGTTAGGCCAACAAGCTCTCCATCATTGCGTACAAACCAGATAACAAGCTCTGGCTCTTGTTGCCATATCATGTCACTTAATCCGCCGCGTGGTATGTGGTCAGCTAGAATAGTTAAATCAATACCAAGCAACCCATCGGTGTCTAAGTCAAAGGTAATCTCTTTAACTTTCTCCTGACCTTTTTGAATAAGAATGGTTGAGTTACCTGCACGAAGAGGCCGCACCTGAGATGTACCAAATGTGGTTTCACGGAGCACATTTACGTTAGTCGGTGTGACAGGCGTGGCACCAGTACCACCAGATAAGGTGAACTCTGCGCTAGTTGTCAGTATCTGCAAGAACCGGCCCGGCAGTAAGTGTTTGATTACGTTTACTTGGTCAGAAGCAATAGTAATGTTTACGCCTGCGTCGTCTTCTGTGCCCGGCGTGTGGTTCTCAAAGTCAGCAGAAACAGAACCAAATATTGTTTGCGGTTGCCCTGTTGTGCCAGCAAAGTACAAACGCTGTTCGTAAAATGCCACAGCCCTTGGGAATCCTTGGTCGCCGCCGAAGGCTCCTAGTGACCACTTCTTTGTCGCGTTTCCTGAACCAATCGTGTTGTGTGGCAACACACTGATACCGCCATCATCTTCCTTAACAGTAGCTGTTACAGTAGTCGCGTTAGTAAAAGCTGTTATCTCTGCGTAACCTGTATCGTCGTGTCTGTATTGCCAGTCTATGTCTCCGTAAGTCTCTGTGCCTTCAACGTGGACAGGTGGAGTATTATTAGACGTTTCTGTGCTGCCAGAAACTTGCTTGTAAACATGACCATCATACCGAACAAAAGAGTTATTGTTATAGCTAGTGTTTGCCGACCAAACATCATAATGTATTTCCAGAACTTCTCTCAGGCGAATTAGCCTGCCAACGTCACCGCTCGTAAATAAATCAGCAGAAGCGGTAATAGTTACGCTACCTGTATCAGAAGAAGCATAGATAGTTGTGTCTGTAATGTTCTCATCAAGGTACGGGCCATCAACAAAATCAATATCATCTAAGGTAAAGGATGTTGCCGTCGTTCTTGTTAGCTTTGCTGGTGCATGGTCCTTGTGCGCCATGTAAAGAACATCAGCAGACTGAGCATGGTTTATTTCGAATATATCCGTAACGCTGTAGGTCGTAGCTACTTCAACAATTCTTCCCACCGCACCGCCCGATGTGTAAGCGCTGTATCCGCTGCTATCTATGCCGGTCAGCTCAAAAGTATCGGTTGTCTGGTTTGCAACAGTAAACTCTAAGTTATTTAACTGTGACATTCCTGCAACACCTGAGATAAAAACTCTATCTCCGTTAGAAAAACCATGCCCGGCGGCTGTTACGACAGCGGGGCTTGCTTGGGTTATTGCTGTTATGGAAGTAGTTGTTTCAGTCAGTATTCCACCGTCTTTGAAAAAACGGATATAGTTTGCGCCAAACTCGAGGATATATGCTTGCTCATCACTAAACTCAAAATTAACAAGCTTAACCTTGCCGCCATCTTTACTTCTGCCAGCAAAGTATGTGCCGGGCCTGCGCGTTGCGCCGCCCGAAGGATACACCAGCATATTAGATATTGTCTGGGCAGCTTCGTTATACTTTGTTAAGTCGATGCGACCTTCCAGCCGTGGCGATAGCTCACCAGACTTAAAGTTGGTAACAATGGTCGAAACTCTTGCCATGACTTACAGCCTTATGTTCGTAAAGTCTTCTGTGATAATTCTGTCCGGCTTGCCTTCGATAGCATCCATCGACCGAGCTTCCCTTAATCTTGACTCAAAAAGAGCAAACATTTGCTGCGAGACGCTGGTGCTCCCAGTGATAGCGTAGGATGTTTCCGCTGCTAATCTGTAAGCGATAGCATTAGATAAAGACGCATCATACTGCTCAGTGTCTTCTACGCGAGCTATATAGATAATCCGACAGCTATCTTCGTCTGTTAATACCTTGCGTCCCTCAATCTTAAACATTGATTGCGTATCGTATGGGGCAATTTCGTTATCTACGTTTGATGTGTGTAGCGACATAACCCGCAAACAGTAAGGGTCAGAAGGCAAAGTGAACTGGCTCAAGAAACCAAAGGCTGGAACCTCGGAGTCTTTTGCAAGCTGTTTTCTTGTGATTGCTACATTCCAGGGGTGCGAGCGCAGCACAGTGTCTCTGACTGTTTCAAATCGCCGGTTACACAAACGCGCTTCTTTGGAGTTTTCTGCTAGCGAGGTAATAGTTGCCGCGCCCAGCAAGTCCATAGCTTCATTACAAATATCAACAACGGATGCCATTACTTTATCAACCTCGCCACTTTCACCAATGCGCCCTTGCTAGTGTTATTGTCACCACCAAGAACTATATCGCCTGCTTTTGCTGCCTCTCTTGCTAAGTCTTTCAGACGTTCTGTTGGCAGCATTATAACAATTCCGTCGTCTAATATAAACGCCCAATGGTTAGCTTGTGTTGTAGCTATCCCGGAAGGCTTGCCTCTACAAAAAAACTCCACAAACACATTACCTGTCTGTGAAGCCCTGAAATCTCTTTTGACCTCTAGGGTCTTCGATTGTAACAGCTCGCCTAACCATTCTTCCTCTATTTGACCAACCTTTAAGTCGTATCGGAAGTCGCTGTTATATTCCAATTCTCACCCCTTAAAAGGAGGGGGCAATTTCTCGCCCCCTCGCAATATTAGTCTGGAGATTCGTCACAAAGGATTTTAACAACCTTTGCTTCTTCCATGCGAACCGCACCTAGTGACATGCAGTAGTACACCTGAGTTGCGTAGCTTTTATCTGCACGCTCATCAATGCGAGCTGAGATGTCTTTGCCGAGGCCCAGTGTGATACCGTCTTCCGCCCATGCAAAGCAATCGCGGATGTCATCAGTTTCAGAACCATCAGATGTGGCAAGGCGGTTTGTCATAATGAACTTGAAGCCCATGAAGGTATCTAGCTCACCCTGAACGAGTGCCTTGACTGAGTTGAAATCACTTGAAGTCACATTAGTATCGGCAAGCAGAGCTTGAATCTGGCTTGGTCCGACAGCAATGTAGCGCTGAAGTGATGGGTCAACGTCACCTGAATCCAGCTTAAACTTAGCTTCACGCAGCTTTGCCAGCGTCAAGTTAGTGTTGCCTTCTACAACAGTCTGAGTAATGGCTTGTGTGCCAGAACCAGTTTCGCCTGTTGCTGCTGTACCAAGAGCTGCCGCAATGATTACGTCATCCATCGCACGACCCATAGCTGCTGCTGCTGCCATAGCGTAAGATGAAGTCGGGTCAATCAGCATGCGAACCTTATCTTGGTCATCAATCAGGTCAGCGTACTCGTAGTCTGCCAAAGTTAGACGACGCCGTGAGTGTGGTGTGTCAATCTGTGGTGTGTCAGCATGACGAGTTGTCCGAACCTGTGCAGTTGCTGCACCGATTTGGTCAATAAAAGCGTTCTTACCAACAACATTTTCAATGCGAACTGCGTCGCGCAGACGGGAACCCATCTGCTGAGATAGCATCTGCACATTAGCTGAATACTGCTGTACAAACGCGGTGGTTACTTCTGTGGACATAATGTCCTCCTTTAAGTTTCACGTTTACATTTTAGCTTTGCAGTGTGCTACCCGACGCACGGACACTCCTAGTCTTTTTAGCCGACTTGTGGCTATCGTCTTTCCGATTGTCTCCGGGACGAGTTGCCTCGCTACCCCTCATAACCCAATCGTAGTAATTGTCTGCGAGTTGGGCCGGATTTAATACGTCTCGCATAGAACCAAATTCTATTGCCAAACGTAAACAGTCTAGGCGGGTTTGGATTTTATCTAGCTTATCCATGAACCATACCCATCAATTCTTGCATTTTGCGGATAGCTTCTTCATGCCCCGCACCGTGTTTCTTGTCCCAATAAGCATGAGACTTGTCACGCATGATTGCATCAATCTCTGCTTGAGCTGCCTTGGGTGTCATTATCCCCGTTGCCGCACTTTCAGAAACAGTGTCCTCACTTGTGACAGTTTGCCTAAAATCAGCAATTTTTGCAAATGCTTTGACAAAATCAGTGTTGTTACCAAGCTTAGAGCCATCAGCTAATTCGATATTAAAAACATCTTCGCCAGCAAATTCTTGTGCCGCCTTTGCAGCTTGCTCAACCTTTTGGTCAAATGCTCTGCCCCATTCTTGGCGAAGCGCACCTTCGGCCTCTTCCCGGCGTTGCGAGACAACATCCGCTGAAGCTTCTACGCCTTGCTGTATGCTAGACTTGTAATAATCAAGTATGCCCTTTGCTTGGTCTGGGTTTAGGCGAAGGCTGTGGGCTACTTCACTAAACTGAGATGCAACGTCTTCGGTAACAATATTCCCGTCAATTTCGATACTGTACCCGCTGGAATCTTCTGGCCTGCCGAGCTTCCCATAAATACGGTCTAAGTCTTCGTCCGTAGGGTTTACCGGCAACGGTATCTTGTCAGCACCAATTAACTTCTGTGCGTTGACGTAAGACCGGGCTAGATTAGAAACATCTTTGATAGACGTTAAACTAGGGTCTTCCCGTAGCTCTTCTGGAATCATTGATAAAAAATCGTTACCAGACCCGCCTGTAGCAACTTCCGCTGGTGTTTCCAACGTAGCTTCTGGCTGGGCTACCTGTTCGACATTCTCTTCAGACATAATTACTCCTGCATCATGTTGTAAATGTGAAGGATAACCATACGCTTACCCTCCTCGAAAGCTGTGGCATTAGCATCGCCTGCCACATAACTTGAAGTTCGCCAATTAGAGCGAGCCTCCAAATCCTTTAGCACTATTACCCCACTGTCACTAGTGAAGGCCTGCTTATACATTTCGCGTAGCTTATCTACTTCGTTCATTACTCGCCTAACATCCTTACTGCTTGTGCGCCTTGCGCTATATTTGCAACGTCTTCAGTTGTCTGTTGACGCTCTGCCATCTCCTGTTCCTGCGCTGCCCTCTGTTGCCTTGCCTCGTCCACTTCTCTTTGTGAGCGAAGAGTTGTCTTTGGAACACCGAGAGATTCAGTAATATGACGAACAAGACCATCAGGGTCTATATGGTCGCCAACAGGGAATGATTGAGCAAGCGGAAGAAGAACCTCAAGGGCTTTGATTGTGCCATTAAGTGAAGTAGACTTCTGCGCTCTGGCAAGAGGTGATACATATTCAATATCAATATCTCTGCCCTGCAAGCTTTCCGGCGGGATTGATAGCATCTCTTGACGCAGCATAAGCCCAAACACTCTGTCAATTAACGGACGAAGCATCTCATTCATCAATCTTCCTAGAACAGGGCCAATCACCCTCATGCGCTCTTCCTGCCTTTGGATAACTTCCGTAGCAGTCATATTAGGAGCGCCGCCAGATAGTAACTGGTCTACATAGAACGTAGAGCGGATTGCTTCTCTCCGTTGTTCTTCCATGCTTAGACCGATTGGAATGTTAGCACCTGCCTGCAATGGTGTGATTGTATCTCTTGTACCTGCTCTATAAAAGTTAAGGCCACCGGGCTGTGTCCGTACCGGCATAATAAAACCGTCATCAGGAACCAATAAGGGTGGGTCTATTTGTTTCTGAGCTGCCTGAATAATTGTCTTAGACATTAGGTTAAGCATTTTAACATCAGGCAACGCAGACATAGCAGGGCTTCTGCCCATCACTTCGCCTGTTGCTTTTAAGAAGCGCGGAACAATGTATGGGAGTTCTTCAAACCCAGACTCTGACAGTAGCATGCCTGACTCAACGTCAATGTAAAATGACGCATACGGCATGTTCTTGTTGTCACGCTTATTCGGGTCACGGTTAATACGCGGAAGAACAGCATGCAGGATTTCTATTTCTTCATCCGGCTTGTCTTCAAACTTCTTGCGAATGTAATCGCTTACGTTGTCAATTCCGAAACGCTGAATGACCTGCCTAACCGGGGACTTGTACTTTCTAAAGACAGTATCAACAATGCCAAACTGGTTTTCTTGGACGTAAAACTCAGAGATGTGCCGTGTACTGAAGCGAAGATTACCATCATCCATTTCAATAAACATACAGCCAGTACCGAACACAACCAAGTCAACGTACATTTCATGCACTTCAGTCTCAAAGTTAGACTGGTTAAACGCCTGTATCATTCTATTGCTGGAGTCTTCTAGCCATTCCTGAACGTCGTCATCACGAGAAATGTCTGCGTCTTTCATGTTCAGGTGGAACCAAGGCGTTGAGCCGCTGGTTAGCATGCCGTGCAAAGAAGCTGATAACAGGTCTACCGCTTGTAAAGCAGTCCCATCGTAAATAAACTCCATACGCTTTTCGCCGCGAGAACGCTTACGAACAATATCCGCCTTACGGGGAAGCATATAATCCGCAAGTTCTTGATAATGGGTGTCCCAGTTATCTCTGCGTCCCTTAATATAATCGAAGCGAGATATAAGCGATTTGGTGAAGTTACTCATGTTTACCCCAATAATGTCGGTGTGCCGGTTGTTACGCCAGAATCTCCTAGCGCACCTGCCACGATTGTAGAACCTGAACCGCGCTTACGCCGAGACTTGGCAGTTGCCTCCTCAGATAAAGCAGCGGCTCTTTCCATATCAACAGGGTCTGCGGCAGGTGGAGCTGGCGGAGCCGGTGGAGGCATTGGAATCTTCGGGCGAAAAACACTCATTAACTTACTCCTTTACCAGACCCGCCTCTATAAAGAGAACCGTAGCCTTCTAACAACGTACCGCCTTGTCCCGCTCTTTTACCGCGAGTTCTTTTACGGCCCCTAGTCATAATAGTTTCTTCTTCAGCAGCCGCTGTCGCCGCAACCTCTTCTGGTGTTTTTTGTTGTTGCCCTTCAAAAGGGGCAGCGTTCTCGTCGTCAGGTATAGAGCGCGGGTCTATTTGCCCAAACACTGTAGTACCCACACCTTTTGGGTCGCCTTCTGGCCTTCCAGTGTACCTTCCAGATTTATCAACAGCGCCCATCAAAGTACCAGACTTTGAGAAAACAGCCTTGCCGCCACCCTTCAGCACTTTCTCAATGTTGTTTAAATTCATTTTAGAGATAGCTCCACCAACAACACCAGCCGTTGTCGGGATGCTTACACTGCCTACTTTTATGCTACCGTCTGATGCAGCATCGCGTCTTTCGCTTATTTGCCTATAAGCATCAGCGGTACTAAGGCCGCGCTCAATTCTAGCTTGATTTTCTCTAGCTCTTTTTTGAGCTGCTTCTTTTGGTGCAGCGAACCCGTCATTCGCATCACCGCCACCGCCGCCGCCACCGCCGCCCATGTCAGACTCCTTTTAACTTATGCCAACCACGCTTATGTTTGGTTGTTCTTAACCACTGGGCGTTATCATATCCCATGTCAATAAACTTGTCTTTAAGATACCTGAAACCACTAATAATGTCACGTTTGCCCCCTAGACATATGAAATCTATAATCCAGGGGGTGTTGCCTATGCCATAGAAGCCGTCAGGCGGGAACCTTCCAGTCTCTAAATATTCCTCAACATGCCCTTCATCAGGAAAGGCATATGTCGCAAACATAGAAGGCAAGCCATCTTTAAAGTCGCAAACAAAAGTCTCGTTCTCAACAGGAGGAACAATAAGAAGCTCGTAGTCCCAGTCAGTCCAATACTTATGGTACGGACTTCTTTTCAACAAGTATGTTGCTACCATGTAGCCTTTAGCACTATTCATCGTCATAGCGCGAAGGGGTTGTACGAATTTTCTGCAACCGACTGCGGAGCTCTGACTCCAGCTTCTCTATTTTGCAGTCCAACCGCGAGGTACCTAAACGCATCAGCCGCGTGGCTAGTAAAGTCGTGTCTAGGGTGATTTCTAAAAATTTGTCTTTTGTCATCCCAATCCTGCCTGTATTGTTTTAAACATTCCAACCCAACAGCGCACTTGTCATCATCAAAGTAACACTTGGGCAACATCATTCGTGCCGCATTAATGCCATCCGCAATCTTCATTTTTGGAATAACACGGAATCGAATACCTAAATTGTACGCTGTTTCTAATCGGCTTTTACCGCTACCCAGCTCGCGCACTTCAATATCATGCGGCGCAAGGTGGTCGCCATAATGGTATTCCTTTTGCCGTAATACCTCGGCGTAGTGGTCGAGCCCAACTCCAGAGCTCTCATAATAATCAATGACATTAACTGCTCCTCCACGAAATATCTGGGCAAACCAAATAGCTGTGCTGTCGTTCATGCCCAAGTCCCACGCAGTATGCACTGGAAGCGAAGGGTCATATGGTACTCTAGTTATCTTTCCAGCATCTTCAGCATCCGCAATCAACTTCGCGTAGTATGCGCCGATAATAGCGGCAGTAAAGGAACACTCAAATTCCTGTTGATACTGTTCTTCCGTCATGGAAGCGCGAGCAGCGTCCAGCTCTTCTTGCTTTACAATCTCTGTTTCGCTCGCCTTACAGACCCTATAATACCAATCTTCGGAACCCTCGCCCAGTTCACGCTTAGCGTTTTGCATCATATCATAAAAATGATTATGGCCTGCCGGGGTGCCCAGAAATGTAGCCGAGCCCTGTCTGTCAGACAGCGCCGGGCGCACAACCTCGCCCCATACCCGAGGATTTTGCATGCCATATTCGTCAAAGAAACAATCATCTAAATAAATACCACGCAGCGCATCGGGGTTTTCGGCAGACAATAAAGTTATTCTTCCGCCATTAGGAAAGTCGGCTCGCAGCTCAGTCTCGTTAAATGTCGTACCCGGTATCACTCCGGCGTAATACTTCACATAGTCCCAAGCAATACGTTTTGCCTGCGTAAAGGTAGGAGCAATCAAAGCAACGCGAGGACGAGGTAGCGGATTGGTTAGCACCCGCTTTATCATATGATTGACAGCCCAGACTGTCTTTCCAAAGCGTCTGTGCATCACCAGCACATTCCAGCGCTTCAGCTCTTTGTGCATGTCAGCCTGTATCGGGCGAGGCTTGTACGGGATTTTAACTTCCATCAGTCAGTTTCCCACAATATCTTCACAGTACCATCGCCTATCTCTACCCCAGCTCTATTCTTAGAATCACCGAACCGCTCCGGCAATATCTTGCTGGCCTTCCACCGGACATGGTGGGCATAGTCACGCAGCACCCCCGTATCGTAATCCTTCCTTCGGTGAAGAGCATCGTCAAACACTTGGTCTAGCTCCTCCAGAGCCTTCTCAGCGCTGTACTGCTGTGCCTGCTTTACCGCTGCATCAAACTCAGGGTCGTTCTTCATGCGCTTGTAAAAGGCCGTGCGTGAGATGCCAATGCCCTCGCAAACATCGACGATGGTATGCCCATCTGAGATACCGGCAAGTATTAGGTCAGTCTTCGGCTTTGTGAGTTTGGTCATGGCTGTGTGTCTTTACCTAGCATTTAACATATATAAGTACGGCCCCGCGCGTCTGGGGGTGGTGGGTCTAAATGCATCCCCCCCTCTGTTCTGTACGTTCTATCATTCACCGTGCCGCTGTCCTGTGTTGCAGTAGCGCAACAGTGTTGCCAAGATGTCACGCTGGCTGTATGCTCTAGCTATACCGCGCAAGGGTGATGTTAGCTGTATGCATATACATATATAAATGACGCGCATCCAATCCCAAAACATCCAAGCATATCAACAGCCCGGCAATCCCTCACAGATTAAAGCTTTATTGCCACGGTGTAAACTTTTTTTACTGCAGGGTATTGACTACCGGCAATCCTTGCCTCATATAAGATGAACGAGGCAAGAACTGGCTGGAGGGCTAACGATGTCAAAACTAACCGAACTATTCAAAAACCCGGAAGACCAGCGCAAAGGTCCAAACTGCGGCGTCACAGCTCTGGCAGTCACAACAGGCGTTTCGTTTAATAAAGCTTGGCAAACATTCAAAGCAGTCAACCCGGGCAAGTATGGCAAGCGCTGGAAGGGCGGAACATACACCGGCGACCAAATCAAAGCGCTGGACCGGCTCAAGGTATCTTATGAGACTGTGAATACCGGCGGGTTCCTAGACCCGAAAATAACGCTTGCAAAGTTCGTTAGAGAGCACACCAAGCGGGACTGTGTTTACATGGTCACAACCACAACGCACGTTCAGGCTGTTCTTAATGGGGAAGTCATCGACCAAGCAGGCAAGAAGCCAATCGGCAATTTTTGGGGAAGCCGTAAGATTGTAAAACGCGCGCACCTAATCAAAGAACCATTCAAACACGCAACAGCACCAAAGGCCGCACAACCTGCGCCGGGTGCGCCTGCGCTACTCTTTCCGGCAACGGAATTACCAAGCTCGCTATTCTGCGAGCCTCATCAGCTAACATTGTTCTAGGAGGATTTTAACAATGGAAAAGACAATCAAATCAATTAAACGCTTGAATAGCTCAGCTTGGGGAAACCCGGCGTTTCAATTCTCTTTTACTGATGGTTCAGTGATGAAGACAAAGCCGAACATCTCTGACGCGTACAGAGTAAGCATGGGATGGGAAGGCCGGACGATTAAAATTGAAACAAGCACCACCAAATCAGGGCGGGTGCAGATTACAAAGCTGGAGGGCTAAACAATGGGAATTTATGACAACTATTCACACGAAGCTACAGAGCTTTATTTTTACGCGTTAAACGATGCCGACCTATACCGGCAACAGCGCGAGCCAATTGAAGCAAATCTGCAAAAGAAATATGACGCTGACAAGTACGACCAAGAAAAAGCCGTGAAGCTATGGGGCTATTTTGCAGTAACAGCCGCGAAAAAATACCATCATGAGTTTTGCGGTAACGGTAAATGGTTTGACTTATTCCCGCCAGCGACACGCCTAGAGATGGCAAAGCTTGCAGAGGTAGACCACCGCGATTTAATGAAAGAGAGGGCCGAGTAATGAAACAGCCTAAAACATTTAAAGACGCCGCTGATTATTACCTAACGCTTAACGCGTGGCTTGCCGGGCGTTACGCGACCACTGACAAGCACGGCAGGCGATGGCTGGCACAATATACCGCTGGAAACCGTCCGACGCGTTACAAGCGCTTAGAACACGCTTTTTTTAAGCGCTATATTTTACCATTCAAAAACATGCAGGAGGGCTAAGCAATGGACAAAGCTTTTTCAGTAATTGGTTACTTGTTACTCGTTGCCTTCGCGCTTAGCTGGATAGACACGCTATGGGTATTTGGCGTAGAGGACAGCAAGCAATACACAGTCTGGCACCTAATCCAAACAATCGCACAATAACACAAGGCCGGGCCAGCAATGGCCCTGCCGCCTGAACAGCTCACAACCGGGCTTTTCTGGCGGCAATGATGCCGACAACAGCCAGCAGGAGGA